ACACCCGCACTTGACATTGTAATTATTTTATAGTATACTACAGTCGTAGTAAGAAGTCAACGTCTTATTGTCAAACTATTTACACACAGGCAACTAAATACAGTATAGGAAACGAACCAATGAAAAGAACTACTAGATCTATACTCGAAGAACTAAGCAGTATTCACCGTACTACTGATAACGAAGCCTTGATTCAGTCAACTGGAAATAATTTGATTGAAAGCTCGATTAATCTGCTGAACAGAATAACTGATAGTTATGATGCAGATACTGCCGCAGAACTAGAACGTCGTTTCATTAATAGTATTAGGAGCGGGGACCCCCGAAAATTTAAACGTGGAGTAGACAAAATTGTTGAATCAAGGAAATCAGATGATTCTTAAAGAAGGTGGCAACATATTCAAAAATGCCGAAGGCGAACCAGCAACTACTCGAATTAACAAAGCTGACGTAGGACCTACGTTAGGTTGGCTTGAAAAGATTACTGGATTAGATCATAAAGGCCATATGCTTGGCAGTACTGGCGTTAAAGATACTAGTGGTGATTTAGATGTTGCTATTGACAAAGAGAAAGTTGAGAAAGATGATCTAGTAGGAAAATTACGAGCATGGGTAATTAAAAATTATCCAGATGAAGATCCTAAGCAATGGATTCGAAAGTCTGGAATTTCAGTACATTTTAAAACTCCAATTAGAGGAAATACTAAAAACGGATTTGTACAAACAGATTTAATGTTTGGTGATCAAAAGTTTATGAAATTTGCTTTAGGTAGCATGGATGCAAAAAGTAACTTCAAAGGGCAACACCGTATGATTATGATTGCCTCAATAGCAAAAGCTCTAGGGTATAAGTGGAGCCCTTCAAATGGATTAGTTGATAGAATCAGTAACGAACCATTAGAAGGTGCAAAAGATCCAAAATTTGTTGCTAAGACTTTAATAGGTCCAAATGCAACTCCGGCAGACTTACAAAGTGTAGAATCAATTAATGCTAAAATTAAAGCAGATCCTAATTACGAAAATTTAGTTGCAGATGCTAAATCGTGGTTTGAAAAAGATGGACTAGAGTTACCATAATGAGATTTTTTGAATTCAAACAAATTGTAAAAGAAATGGAAGCTCGTATCCAACACGCAGAAGATATTATTTTCTGGGAAGGAAGTGCTGGAGCCAAACGTGCTTTACAATCTTTAGCTAATATGGCTAAAGGTGGACATAAAGATGTAACAATTAAATGGGACGGTTCACCTGCTGTAATATTTGGTCGTGATGCAGAAGGCAAGTTTGTCTTTACAGACAAGTCAGGCTTTAGTGCAAAAGGATATGATGGTAAGTCACAAAGTGGCGATGACTTAGAACAAATGTTACTGGGCAGAGGCAGGGGCGGTGAAAAGTCAGATAGTTATAAAGCATTTGCAGGCAACATGAAAGATGTGTTTGACGCATTTGAAAAAGCTGTACCTACAAAACATAGAGGATATTTTAAAGGCGACATGTTATACTTTAATACTCCTGATACAATCGAAGAGACATTATCTTTTAAACCTAACATAGTAACATACACAGTACAAACAGATAGTGATATAGGTAAAAAAATAGCAAGAAGTAAAACTGGAGTAGTTATTCATAGAGTTGTAGATCAAAATGGTAACGAAGGACCTTTATTACAAACAGTTCCATTCCAAGGTACCGAAGTATTAGTATTGCCACCCGTAACTGTAGTTGATGCTCCAAACGTAGACATGAGTAGCATTAAAGAAGTAAGTGGAATTGTAAGTAATAATGCTAATGACATTGACAACTTGTTAAACAAAGAAAAACTAACTGCAATGAAAGTTAGTGACTTTGCAAATATACTTTATACATATACTAATAGTAAAGTTGATACAGGGTTAGATAGCTTAGGTAAAGACTTTGTACAATGGCTATCAGGTAGCAAAGTAAGTAAGAACAAACAAGCAAAGATTATTGAATACATAAAAACAAACATTAAGGCTTTTAATGCATTATGGCAAACAGTAAACGGTATCATGAGAGTTAAAGATGATATTATTACCCAACTAGAAAATCAACCTGCTGATGTAAAAGCGTCAACAGGAGGGAAGCCAGGAGGGGAAGGCTATGTATTAGCAGACCCACAGGGCGACATAAAACTAGTTAACCGTGCAGGCTTTAGTGCGGCTAACCGAGCAGTAAAAAGAGAGGAGATTAATATGAGAGCAAGTGATTTTACAGATACAGACTTCATGCGTAGAGGTGTTGATCCAGCGGACGTCGACGATAATGACGCTCCAGGATTCAAACAAGATATGATGTTTAACCAATTAGGTAAAGTATTAGATTCACAATCTAATCCAACACCATTGAATACTATTAAAACTGATGACGGTAAAACAATGGAAGTTACTGTTCCACAAGCGAAAGCATTACGTTTGATGGCAACTAGTGATAGAGTTAAACCAGCTATACGATTGGAATTTACTAAATCTATCCAAACATCAACTGGATTAGAACCATTCCTTGCAGTAAGCGATCCAAAAGATATGATTAATATCTTTGCTGACAAATACATGAGATAAGAGATATGGAACTAGCGTTTTTAGAAGAGCTATACGAAGCGAGAATGACTCGCAATACTACTGACCAAAGTAAGTTAACATATACTGACTGTGGCGAAAGATTATATTTGTCACTATTGATTCTTGAACTATTAAGACAGTATCCGGGAGCTTCTAAAGGTCTTGCTAATGGGTATGCGAAAAAGACTGTAGACAATCAAAACTACAAGCACTTTCGCATACATGGAACTGACTTATATAACTTAATATATTTTGTTGCTGGACCAGAAGATGCAGTTAACAGATTAAAAGATCCATCTGCCGCTTTGGTTATGAGGAAACGTACAATATTACCTCTCCTGGGATTAAACGGATATCTTTATAAAATAGCGTCAGGCTCTACAACCGTTGCTAATTCAGAATTGTTTATTAAGATAGAAAATACATTACGCATAAACTCCGAATATAAATCGATTAGACGAGACATTGTTAATTACGGTAGTTCCAGTATACGTAATAAACAGTCACTGACAACAAAACTATTATTTGCCGCCAGAGCAAAATTAAGAAATAGTGATTTGATTCCATACTTAGAACAATTAGCATCTAATAGAGATCTAGAAACATCAATGGTTAAAGATCATGAAAAAACTATTAGTATTGCTGACCAAGTACCTACATCAAACAAAGACTTAATGTACTATAGATATATTGTAGGGCCACGTAACTTAGTGGGTACAAAAAAGTTTTTAGATATGGCAAAGCAAGGCAAAAGTGTTCCGTCTCCTTTTATTGCCGCTTACTTTCCAGCTATTAAAATGCTAGATGATATTGTAAAAGCTGGACCAGGATACATCACAATGCTTAAAGCACTCCAAAAACGAGCATTACAGAGCAAAAAGTAACCCAAATTACACCAATTGGCTAAATACTATTAACTAACGTACAAGAGAATGTATGTCAGGGTCATTAGAGAACATAAAGGAGAAATAAAATGGCTGGAGTAGCAAGAGTAAACGGATTAGGACATGCACATGAAGTTCTATATTCAACAACAAACTTAGGTTTTTGGACAATTAACTGTGGTGCCACATTGGCAGTGAACGGTGGAATTGGTAAAGGCTTAGAAGCATTAGCACAAGCAATCAACCCAATAGCTTTCAATTCAGAAGGAACATCTGGATTAGTTAACATAGTAGTTGACGGATCGCAATGGGACAAGCTATCACTGGAACAAGTAGTTAAGAATCTAGGTACAACTTCTGGATCTGCAGATTACGACTTTTCAGGTGCAGTAGCAACTGCTGGTGGACAATTTATAGTATCAGCGTAATTTAATTACACTTTACTATTAATATAATACGAAGAAGGGTTCAGTTTTTACTGGACCCTTTTTTTACGACCGATAAGTATACAAGTCATGCAATCATTCGAAATTAAAACATTACTTGATATAACACAAACTGGCCAGACTAAGTTTAAAAGTCAGGATAGGTTATTGATTAATCAACAAGCTAATTGGAATACATTCTTTCAAGTATTAAGTATGCGAGTTAATCCGATTCCAAAAGGTTGGCCAGCTGTAGAGAAATGTAATGTTTCTAAGTTAGGGTTTGGTACTGAGCATAAAGGTCAGCATAATGTTTGGACTTTTAACTTAGAGATTGAACGTGATTTTGCACTAGACGAAGACATGC